CGCCAGAAAAAATAAAAAAAAAAATAAAAGAAATCATTAAATATTATCTGAATGTTATTAATAAAATTAATGATTATTTAGAAAATATAGCAAAACCAAATGGTGTTTCATATATTGATATGTTTACTAATGCTGAATATGGTAAATCTGATAAAAAAGTTATTGAAAAATTAAAAGAAAAAGGATTAGAAATTGCTGCCGTCGATGAAGAAAATTTCCGTATGATTAATGATTTTATTGGTTCAAACTTACAATATGTTAAAAAAATATCAGTCCATGATGTATTGGCAAAATTAAAAGTTAATTCTACTACATTAGATACTGTCTTATTAGAAGAACTTAAGACACATTATCCTAATGTTAATTCACAAATTGATGTTAATAATTGGATCATATATGGTGTATATACATATGATAGAGTATCAAATAAAACAACTGTATCTAATCCTATTACTCAAAGTGTTAGAATTAGCAGAAAATTATAAAATAAAAATTATTTAATTTTGTCTTATTCAAAATTTTTTTATATTTGTTAATTATAATAAAATAATCAATGAATATTACTAAATCAGATTTTGTTGCCATTAAATATAAATATTTGGCACTTAAATTTCAAGATGGTGGCTTTACAAATAGTGATGAAAAAGAGTTAACAAAAGCTGCACTAGCACTAATTAAATGTAATAAAGAGACTTCTGACTCAAAATTATTTTTAAATCAAAATATTGAATGTAATGAAAATTTAGCAACAATTGCTTCAATTTTTTTGTCTATTGTTTATTCTAATAATATTAATCAATTTAATAAACTAATTAATCAATTAATTGATAATAAAATAAATGAAAAATATACAAAAATAGATGCAGTTAAATATGTTTTGGATATTATATATAATTTAAATAAGTATTTGAGTAATATTGGTACTAAAGTTTCACTAGATGAAATAGTTAATAAAAATGATTTAATTATCAAAAAAGAAGATGGTTCGAAAATTATTAATCAATTTATTTATCAAGGATTACATAATATTACTCCTATTAATATTATTGGAATATTTAATCGATTACAAATACTTAGCCCAGAAGAAAAAAATAAATTAAAAATTGAATTAGATGTTAAATATAATCATAAACAATTTTCAAAAGAAAAAATTAATGTTCAAATAAGACAATTAAAAAACTATATGGATAAATCCATTAAAGGAAAATTAAGTAGAGAAAAAATAAATAAATTTTCAAATAGTCCTACATTAAGCGCAACTAGTCAGGATATGCCAATAAGAGATAATAAACCAAGAAATCATAATAAATTTCTAGGTAGAAAATCAAATAGTCCTACATTAAGTGCAACTAGTAATACATTAAGTACAACTAGTCCGGATATGCCAATAAGAGATAATAAACCAAGAAATCATAATAGATTTTCAGTTAGAAAATCAAATAGTCCTACATTAAGTGCAACTAGTAATACATTAAGTGCAACTAGTAATACATTAAGTGCAACTAGTCCGAATATACCAATAAAAGATAATAAACCACAAAAAGGTGGACATATTTCTAATAAAATGTTTTTTGAAAATATTAGAAATGGTAAATATTAAAAATGAAATTTTTTATCTAACAGAGTATGTATCAAAACGTGTTGCTCCATATTTTTCTCCTATTATAAATTCAGTACCTTTGTCATTTGCTTCTAGATCATCTAAATTTTGTTGTAAAATCATTCGACCATCATTTGTTATATCATCATAAATTTCTTTAATTGTTCTGCCTTTTATTTTTTTTATATTGTTTGGATTTATTTGAGTTGGATTTATTTGAGTTGGATTTATTTGAGTTGAATTTATTTGAGTTGGATTTATTTGCTTGATATCTAAACTATCCTGATAAACAGTTTCAGTGCCTTTGTTCATATATGCCATTATATTTTGACTAATAGTTTGATCAATTAATGGTCTATTAGAATCAATTAATTTTTCAGCAGGTTTTGTTCTAAATAATGATTCATGATATAGTTTATATCTTGATTCTGGATTTTCTACAATTGGATTAAATTTAACTGATGTTTTATTTTTAGTATTTATTTGATTTTGATATGATTTTTCTTTTTCAATCTTATTAAATATTTGTTCTAGTTCAGGATCAAATATTTCTGCTTTAATATCATGTTTTAAATTATTAGATATCTTACCAAATTGATTTGAATTATACTTATTTAAATTATACTCATTTGATATTTTACCAAATTGATTTGTTTGAATACTATTTGGATATATAAATGCATTATCAATTGATTTATTTTTATTAATTTTTTTATATTTTTCTAATTTTTTAGGATCATTTAAATATTTTTGTTTATATGATTGACTAGTTTTAAATTTTTCTATTTTCTTTTTTATTTGTTGCTTTATTTTCATATCTAAAATATATATTATTATTAATAATATTACACATAAAATTAGTATCATGATACTCTTATATTATATATTTAATATATTATTTTATTCAATAATATATTAAATATATAAAGATCCTTTTTTGATTTAATTTGATTTGATTTGATTTGATTTGATTTGATTTGATTTAATTAATAATGATTTTACCAGGAGAATTTTTTTTCCAAATATAATAAGCTATTAATAACATTAAGATAAAAATGATTATATCATTTTTATCAATTGATTCTTTTTTTATTAATTCAAACATTTAATTATATTATTCTATTGAGAATATAATTTTTTGAGATTTTGTTTAATAGTTTAATAATTTACACAACTTTCACAACATGTTGCTTTTTTTGTCTTTTTTTTTATTAAGATAATTGGTGCAGGTAAATTCAAATATATCAAAAATATTATTATTGTAAATATTATTATGGCGTTTCTTTGGTTAAAAAACATAATTATAATCTAAAATAATATAATAATATTTACTGTAGTTTAAAAATTACTTATATGTTTTCTTTAAAAATTACTTATATGTTTCTTAAAAAATTGATTTATATTAATATTATTTAAATGTTATTAAAAAAATTAATGAATATGATAAATCTATCGAAAAAGTCATTGAAAAAGTCATCAAAAAAGTCATTGAAAAAGTCATCAAAAAATAATCGAAAAAAAAGGAATAAAAATTTATCCTACAGATGAAGAAAACTTCAGTATGGTAAATGGATTTTTATTTGAAGTAATTTATAATATCTAATCAAATTACTCAAAGTGTTAGCTTATACAAAATTTTGCTTATGAATAATTTAATTTTGTATAAACAAAATTTTGTATAAGCTAATTTTTTTTGTATTTGTTTATTATATTGTGAATAATAAATGAATATTACTAAATCAGATTTTATTGCCATGAAATTTAAATATCTTGCTCTTAAATTTCAATAAGGCTTATACCAAGATGGTGGTAATAATAATGATAAAAAACAAGACGTGTCTAATGTAAATAATGCAGCTCTTGCTGTAATTAATTGTTATGATGGTTCAGAAAAATGTGATAAAGTATTGGCAACGGTTGCTTCAATGTATTTAACAATATTTGCCAGACAGAGACATTTGTATAGAGAATTAGTTGAATTAATTTGTTTAAGACTTGAATCAACTAATAAAAATATACATCCAATAGAAGTTTTTAAATATTTTTTAAATATTCTTCTCAAAGCAAATGAGTTTTTAAATGGAATAGGTACAAATGTATCAGTACAGGATATTTTAGCGAATGATTCATATAGTGAAATAATCAAAGAAAAAAGGCAAATAAATAAGTTTTTTATGATAATATAACAGATATAAGACTATTTAATATTCGTGAAATTATTGGAGGATTATCAAAGGATAGACATATAATTAGTTTTTTTTGAATTAAAGAAGTGTACAGAAGAAGATAGAAAGAAACTATTTAAAAAATTAAAGGACGATGATAAATATAAAGTAAGTAACACATTCATACAAGATAAAATAACAAAACATTTGTTAATTAATAATGAAATAACTATCGGGGTAGGCAAGTGGCACGAAAAGCCAAAAAATGTAGAAAATGAAAGTAAATCAAATGGTATATTTAACAAAATAAAGTCGATAGGATCAAAAATAATACAAAAAAATAATAACTAAACAAATATTAGATAAAACAAGTAGTATGTTAAGAAAAGTCTGGACAAATCCAGACTTTTTACTTAATATCTCTACGAAAATCCGAACATTTCAAATAAAAAAGATCAAATAAAAATTGATTTATATTAATATTATATAAATGTTTTATAATATATATAATATATACTATTATGAATAATAATCAATATTCTAATAAATATAATAGAAATAATCAATCTAATAGAAATAATCAATCTAATAGAAATCAATTTAATAATAAATTTAATGGTAATGGTTTTAGAAATTCTAATGATTCTGAAATTCAAGTTCAGAATCAATACAATCAGTATAATCAGTATAATCAACATAATAAACCATTTAATAAAATAAAAAACGATCAATCTAATCAATATAATCAATCTAATGATTATGATAATAATGATAATATATTTATTAATTCTGATAAAATTAAACGTGATATAATTGGAGAAGAACTTAATTATAAGTTAAAAAATGAATTACTTGATTATTTATATTTATCTATTGATTTATATCAATTAAGATATTGTATATTAAAAACTACTGATCATGCGCAACAATTAAAGCAACAAGTTTTTAATATAACACCACATTTTCATGGATATAATTATTTTTTAGTATTAAAAAAATTATCAGATGGTATTATTGGCGCATATTTAATATATAGAATGGATTTAAAATTTAATCGAAATGATATTAATCCAAACAATATTAAAATTTATAAATTGAAAACATCAACTATATCAGATTTAAATATTGACTTATTTGATAATAGTATATTTGATGGAAAATTAGTGTTTAAAAAAGATCAAAAAATATTTTTGATCAATGATATGTTATATTATAAAAACACTAAATTCTTAACACATAAATTAGAAGATAAAATAGTATCAATTGATAATATTTTAGATGAATTAAATGAATTATTAAATAATAATTTTGAATTAAAATCGATACGTATATATAAATATTCAGATATGACAGATTTAGTATATAATAAAATTCGTAATTCTGATTTTAAAATTAATGGTTTAGTATTTTTACCAAATAGATCCGGTAGAATATATATATATGTAAATGATACTGAATTTGATTCAATAAAAAATTCTCCTAATCTTGAAGTTTCACATAATGTTACAAATATTAAAATACCTTCAAATAGTAATTTACAAAAAAGATCATTATTATTGCAAAAAACACAAATGGTTGATGTGTATGAAGTTTTCACATTAGATAAAGCAATTCGTTTTGGTATATCTGCTGTTCCAAATATGAGTTTAAGTTTTAAATTAAGAGAACATTTTAGTACGAAAGATCAATTATTAATAGAATGTGAATTTGATAATAAATTTTCTAAATGGAAACCATTATTATGATTACTTAAAAAAATCATTTAGTTTATTTTATAATATTAATATATAATTAAAAATTATTATATGTCAGATATTACAGATACACAAAAACAGTTAATAATTGAACAAGTTAATACATCAGATTTTAGACTAAATAATAAACCATTTAAATCTGTTGCATTAGTCGATCCAATTATTTCTAATGAAAAATTATCAATTGAAACTAATATATCTAATACGCCAAATACATCTATATTAGATTTAGCTAAAACTGATATAGATGATACAGATAAAATAGATTTAGCTATTATAAATGACTTGGATATGAATATGAATATGAATATGAATATGAATATGAATATTTTACCAGCTACTAATGTAATTACAGATATTAATTCAGTTAATTGTTTTAATAATAATGAATCAGTTGCAAATTTACAAAGAATAATTGATGATAGAAATATTATTTATAATGAATTATGTAATCAAATCAATATTTTATCTACTAAAATTTTTGCTTTACAACAAAAAAAAAAAAATCTTGATGAAACTCATACACAATTAGTTCAATATATATGTACTAGAAAAATTGATATAGAAAATCAAGTGAATAACATTCAATTACCATCTACTACAAATAGTCAACAAGTACAATCTACAAACAGTCAACAAGTACAATCTACAAACAGTCAACAAGTACAATCTACAAACAGTCAACAAGTACAATCCACAAACAGTCAACAAGTACAATCCATAAACAATCAACAAGTACAATCCATAAACAGTCAACAAGTACAATCCATAAACAGTCAACAAGTACAATCCATAAACAGTCAACAAGTACCATCATATAATAAAACAAATGATTATTTATATAATCAAGGATCATCTAGATCACATAGTTTAATATTACCAAAAATGAATCCAAATATTATAAATTATAATACTGATATATCTAATGATAATTCAAATACTGATACTAATACTAATACAGATTCTAATACTTATATTGATACTGATTTAGAATCAACAATATCAAATATAATAAAAAATACAGCTTTTGTAAGATCAGCATTGGCAACTAAGGCGCGTCAAAGATAGTGAAAAAATTTTAAATACAATATTATAGATCTTGACAAGGTAATTTTTCGAGATAATTTTTGATACGATTTGTCAATTGTTTATTTTTAAGATGGTTTCCACATTCAATATGATTAATTACTTTTTTTTCAAGATTAAGTGCTTTAGATAGTTCTTCTTGGGTTAATTTTTTCTCAACTCGTAATTTTGTAATTAATTTACGATCTTCATCTGAAACTTTTTCAATTGGTTGAATATCATCTGCTTTATCTAATTTGGCCATTTTAATAACATTTGGATCAACATGTTTTTGTTTATTTTGATTATTTTTTACATTTTTTTGTAAAACACATGGGGTCCAATCTTGATGAGCATAAGATTTAGAATTTGACATATTATTATAATATATGAATTAGATTTTATAAATAACTATTTATGATATAAATTTATCAATTTTTTCATAATATATATATGTATTTTTTATTATTTGGTTTATTCATTTTTATTCATATTAAAATTTAATTTATAATATGAATAAAAATGTAATGATACTTATAAACAAATATTTAATTATTTATCAGAATTTGAAGATACAAGAAAATCGAATGACGATAAATATAATGACTTAATTAAAAGTATTAATAAAGAAGATGAAATTTTATCGATTGGTAAAATTAACTTTTGTAACTTGTTTATTTAATAATTTTTAATGTCCTATTGATAAATAATAATTTTATTTTTTATCAATATTCTGATATAGATAAGTATTACTAATAAGTGTATTCAAAATAAAAATCAAATTATAAATAATATATCTAATACAATAAATATAAAATGAGAACTCTAATAAAAATAATTGATTCAAAAAATTTAAATATAGTTCTAAATGATACATCATTTCAACCTAAATTTGTTAGGTTAGATGAATTAATTAATTTAATATATACCACTGACTATTATAAATTATTAAATGAACAAATAACAAAAGATATTAAAGAATATAATGACAAGGAAAAAGTTATATTAACAATGTTTATAAATAAATATATTGATATAAATCCATCAGTATCTAAATATAATAAATATTTTTTTTTATTATTTGATAAATTAGAACCATTGGTTTTTAATCCAATATTTAGAGGATTTTTTGTAAGTTCAGATTTATTTAAACATTCGCATTTAATTGTAGCAAAATACAATAATATTTTACAAGTTGGTGTATTACCAACTTTTTTAGAATCATTCATTGCATTTTATCCCAATCTTACTAATATAAATATTGATTTTATACAAATTAGTAGTTTAAAAAATAATCCAAATTCTGTAAATGTTAATTTATATCAAAAGATGATTGATGATTGTATAAATTCTTATCCAAAAATAAATCATATTAAAGATCTATATAATTTTTACAATTTATCTTTATCAGATTTGGTTGATTCAAAAAAATTAAAATCTTCATATGATTTAATTATTTTTGATACATATAAAAATATATCATCTATATCAGATGATGATCTACCACATAATATCAATAGTAGATATATTTCGTCCATTATCAATTCTAAATTTAGTTTATTTCAAGTTTTGTTTAGTCTAAATAAATTAAATTCTAATGGTGATCTAATTATGTTAATATCTGGTTATGATGATTATGTATATCAACAATTATTAATTATTTTATTAAAATTATTTAATACGGTTAGTTATTTTTCGTCAGAAATAGATTATTCATATAGATATTTTATAATAGCAAAAGGTTTTAAATATGATGAAGAAATTAATAAAAGCTTACAATTAATTATAAAAAACTATTCAAATGACTATTCAAATAACAATATTCTATTGAATATATTATCATTAAAAGATTCTAATATACTAAATTTTAATATGACAACACATCTTAGAAATAAATTCGATTCAATTAACTCAAAACTAATAAAAATAAATGAATACTTCAAGAATGAGCAATTCATAAAAAAGATATATTATGATACTTATTTTTTACAGATATCAAATACATATCAATTATTAAATGAATTATTTACTTTGGATAAAATAAATCCAAAATATAATGATATTATTCATGATTATAAAATATATTTGTCCGAAAAATTAATGGATGTAGATTTATATAAATATATATTCAAAACTGATTTATTAATACCAAATAAAATGAGTTTATTTGAATGGGTTTTAGAAAATGTATCTGATGTAGATTTTATGCAGATTATCAAACCTTTGAAATATTTAAGTGTGTTTAATACTTTAGTTTTTGATAAAAAACCAGAATCAGTATCAGGTACAGATTATGATATTAATAAAATGAGATCAATATCAAAATCAATTGCATTAAATATTTTTGATCTAACACAAAAGTTACAAATTGAAATAAAAATCAGTTATATACCATTTATTCAAATAATACGCAATATAAATTATTCAGATGATAATACTAATATAATTCTTAATATTAAAGATATTATAATAAATACTAAATTAAATCTTTTATCAAATGAAAATAAAATAATATCTGCTGATAATGTTAATATAAAAAAAATAATAGATCATTTTAAATTAAAATATATTTCTTATATTGATTGGGATTATATTTGTATAGATAGTTTAGACAAGATTAATTTGTTTAACGAGTTAGATGAAATTACTATATTAAAATTTAATATATTCTCGATTAAACCATTATTAACAAGTTTAATGTATATATTTTCTGTAATATTTGATAAGATAATATTTATTAGATCTAATATTTATTTGGAAGATATGTATTGTATTTGTATTGGATTTAATAAACAAAAATTATCTGAATCTAAAATTTTAAATATTTATTCATTAAATCTGTCAAAGATGAATGTAAATTATTGTTTAGTATCTATTGATAATAATTGGATAGAACAATTTAATGAGCAAATATCCAAATTTATAATTGTGAATTTATGTAGAGCGATAAGGTTAAGATATATTTCAACTTATCCTGATTTTATTGGTTTTTTTAATAATATTAGACGTAATCAAAAAAGACATCTAATGAACTTATTAAGATAAGAAATTATATCAAAAAATTGCATATTAATAGAATTGTATTAACTTAAATATATAATTATTATTAACATATAATTAATAATCATTGATGCATACATCGATTATTGAAAATACCACTTCTGTTGGAAATACCACTTCTATGCATAAAATTAATATATATGAAATGGAAAATATAATTAGTTCTTATTTGATGAATAAACATCCAATTAATTCTAATGGTTTTATTATTCGATTAGAAGATATAATTGAAAATTCATACAGTCGCAGACGTTGTTATATTATTCAATTCCCGCTTTTTAATAAGAACCATTGTTTATCTTGTAATTCTTTGGCAATTTCTTCTGATATTGAATCTAATATTGAATCTAAAATTGCTTCTATAATTACTTCTGAAATACAAACAAAAAAAAATAAAATAATATCTCAAATAATGGAAGAATGGACTAAATATATGATAGAACATATTGTTCATGATTACGATTTAAATCATGAATTTACGATAATTTCGATTGATCCCATTATAATTAATAAGGTAATTAATAACATCTCTATACAATATTCTGGAACAACAATTAACCCAGAAAATATTGTCAAGACTTTATCTCTTGATATAATTGATCAAATGAATAAACGTATGATTGAACTGTATATGGATACTACTTATCCAGAAATTGATATTGCTGATTCTGAACAGAGAGAGCAATTTAATGAAATTTTTGATCAAATTGATCAAACTACTATTTATGAAAAATATCCATATGCAGATGTTTATGTACCTATTAATTTGAAAAAAACAAATGATGATACAAATGATGATACAAATGTTATGATATATATTAATGGGACAATAAAAACGTCATCGCAAATGATAGATATTATAGATGAGATACGAGAATGTTTGGATACAGATGATACAACAGAAATATTTAAATATGAGAAAGAAGAAATAGTATATAAATTTGGTACAAACAAAACGATAAAATCATTTAATTTTATTACGGATCCTGATATTTAATTTTGTTTATAAAATATAATAAAATATAAGCTTATTATATTTTATCTATAATTATTTTATAATGCCTGATAAAAAGAATCAAAATAAAAAGAATCAAAAAATCAAACAACAATTAAATAATACTGTCACAAAAAAATATAGAACTAATAGAGTTCAACAATTAAAAGACAATCGTTTAGTTATTCAACCAGATTTAACAAATAGTTCAACAATAAACACTCCTTTAAAAATAGTTAATATAAAAAATAATTTAATTAATAATCGTGTATTAATGAAACCAAATAAACAAATTATAGTTGAACCTCAATTAAAAAAGAAAGTTTTGCGAAAACGACCAGTTGATTATATTTATAAAGATCGTATTGTCAATAATTATATTGATTCTAATCCACAAATTAATACTTATCCTTATTCTAATTATGGTATATATAATGATCCTTATTATAATTCTAATTCTAATTCTAATTCTTATTCTTATTCTAATAACATAGATTTATATCAAAATAATAGATTTCCATATTGGAAACCTTTATGGCAACAATTTTATGATCCATATATTAGAATGTATGATATGCGTGTTTTAGTTCCTATTACAAATAACAATTTAGGAATGTATGATATTAATAAATCAACTATACCAAATGCTGAAAATTCTAAAGATCTTTCATCTCGTTTAAAAACTAGATCTAATTCATTTATTAATTATGCTACTTTTAGTAATCCAATATATAATGAACCCATACCAATTATTGTTAAAAGAAAAAATCAAAATCTAGCATCTGATTCGGTATATGATAAAAAAATAAAAAATAAAAAAAAAGATAATATAACAGAAAATTTTTTTGAAAATTTTCGATTACCTTCTACTTATAGACATCAAAATAGAATTCATAGAGTAAATCATATTAGAGGTCCATCACGTGCTATTTCAAATAGATATATTAATAATCCAACTAGACTAATGAGATATAGTAGACCAGTGACTAATAATTCACATAATCATCAATCTAATAAAAATGAAAATAAATACCGTCATAAGAAAATAATTAATCATACACATTATAAAGGTCGATCAATACATGGAGATTCAAATTATAATAGATGGTCATCTTGGCAAGGTAATCCATATTATTATATTGGACCATATGGATATTTTCCATTTTCCAATTATTATATTTATGACTATAGAAATGCATTACCATTTGATTTAAATTCTGCAATACTGCCAATATTTATCCCCCAGATGAATCCAATTATTGGTCCAACTGATGCTCCAGTTTTACAATCTGTAAAAAAACCCAAAGAAAAATCCAAAGAAAAACCAATTAAATTAGATTTAGATATAAATATAAAAAAAATTAAAGAAAAATTTACTCAAAATATAGAAGATACTATAGAAGATAGTATAGAATATTTTAGCCCTAATGAAGTACCAATTCCAGAAGGTTTTAAACTTATAATATTAAGAATTATTGAAGTTGATGACATGCCTAATAATAATTTCAAATATAATTTGGTTTTTATTTTTATTTTAATATTAGTATTAGGATATTTATTCACAAAAATAAACTCTGATTAGGAAAAAATAAACTCTGATTAGGAAAAAATAAACTCTGATTAGGAAAAAATAAACTCTGATTAGGAAAATTAATACCAATTTATAAAATATATAATTAAATTATCTAATCGAAATATATTATAAATAAAATATATTTCAATGGAACTAATTATTGAAATCATATCAAAAAATATTTTAAAAAATAAAAAATATAATCAATTCTTAAAAAATGAATTTATTACTACATTAAATCGTATAGAAACTATTAAGATTAATGTTAAACAAATGTACAGAAATATGGATTATAATCTCTTATATAATGTTTTGTATGAAGAGATTATATTTTTAATTAAGCAACAACAATATTTTAATTTAAATCTAGATGAAGATGTTGGATTAGTATTATCAGAATATTTTGATGCTAGAATAAAAATGTATAATCATTATATGAGTAAACTATGAGATCAATGATATGAATCGGCTCAAGAAAATATCTTTGGATTTTCGTAGGGGATATTAAGTAAAAAGTCTGGACAAATCCAGACTTTTCTTAACATAAATTTTGTTATTATAATTAATACTTTAATTATAATAATAGTTAAATTTTGAATAATAGTTAAATTGTATTTATTTAAGCTTTTGTTGAATATTGTCTGTATACAAGATAAGCACAAAGTGCTAAAATAATATACATAAATACACTCATTGAAGGATCTTTTCTGTATGAATCTAATGGTTCAATAAATGATTCAACTGAATTAGAATATCTTGATGAATTTGATGAATTTGATGAATTTGATGATTTTGATGAATTTGTTGAACTATTATCCATATTTTCAACTGTATCTTCTGCAAAAGTTTCGAGTAAATTATCTTCAACAATACTTAATATATTATTATTTGATGAATTATCAAATCCTTCTACTTGTAATAATTCCATAAATTTTTCATTGGCTGCTACTTTTGAAACCAAATACATAATTCTTTGCTCATTTTGTAAAAATGATACTAATCTCTTGACAAATTGTTTGTAATTGGGGTGTAGAGGTTCTGGAATTGCGCTAATTTGAGAGATCATTGTTTGAATTGAAGAAATTACTACTCTTAATATTAATTCTTTGCGAGAACGACCAATTTTAACACCAGCAGCTGATACTATTGATTTTCCTGCTAATTTTCTTGCCATTTTATCAGGTTGAATTGATTTTACTACTGCCATCGCTCTTGATGATATTGATGCAGCTGATCTAGTTGATGTTTTAGCTTGTGTGGCTCCTGATGTTTTGGGAGCAACTTTTGCTGAAACAGTTGGTTTAGAAACAGTTGGTTTAGAAACAGTTGATTTGGAAACAGTTGGTTTAGAAACAGTTGATTTGGAAACAGTTGATTTGGAAACAGTTGGTTTAGAAACAGTTGATTTAGAAACAGTTGATTTGGGTGCGACTGCTTTAGATACTGATGCTACTGTTGCAATTGTTGCTAAAAGTTTTGCCGCACTCTTCATAGCTTTTTTAGCAGATACTGCTCTACGAGCTGCTGATCTTGAAACTGATCTACTTGATCGTTTATCTTTTTTCATTGCTATCTTGATTGCACGTTTAAGAGATTTTGTCTTTTTAGAAACTGATCTAGATACTGATTTTGATGTTCTAACTATATTCTTTGATAATCGTTTTGCTGCTCTTTTAACTGATTTTGCTTTTCTTGAAGCTGATCTAGAAGCGGATCTTGATGATCTGCCGGCTTTCTTTAAAGCGGCTTTAACTGCTTTTTTAACGGATATTGCTTTTTTAGATTCTTTTCTGGATGCTTTTCTAGCTTCTCTTCTTGCTTCTCTTCTAGCTGCTCTTCTTGCAGTTGTTCTAGAAACAGATCTTGATGATTTTTTGGCAGCTCTTTTAGCTGATCTAGCTTTTCTAGAAGCTGATCTAGAAGCGGATCTTGATGTTCTACCGGCTTTCTTTAAAGCAGCTTTAATTGCTCTTTTAATGGTTTGAGCTTTTCTTGAACTTGATCTAGATACAGATCTAGAACTAGATCTTGATGATTTTTTGGCAGCTCTTTTAGCTGATCTAGCTTTTCTAGAAGCTGATCTGGACGCTGATCTAGATGATCTACCAGCTTTCTTTAAAGCAGCTTTTACAGCTTTTTTAACGGCTTGTGCTTTTCTAGAAGCTGATCTAGATGAACGTTTACTTGATCTTGAAACACTTCTTGCTACTTTTTTAGCGGCATGTTTAATTGCTTTTTTAGCGGAGACAGCTTTACGAGTAGCAACTCTTGAAGCTGATCTTGATGTTCTACCTGTTTTCTTTAAAGCTGCTTTAGTTGCTTTCTTAATTGATCTGGCTTTTCTTGACGCTGATCTTGATAAAGATCTTGAACTACGAGCAACTTTTCTAGCAGCTTTTCTCATAGCTTTTTTCATTATTTTTTTGGCAGATTTAGCTTTTCTCGAAGCAGCTCTTGATGCAGATCTAGATGTGCGACCTATTTTTTTAATGGCAATTCTTGTGGCTTTTCTAATTTGTCTAGCTTTTCTAGATACCGATCGTGATATAGATCTAGATGATTTACGTGATACTTTTTTAGCAGCAGCTTTTCTTGAAACTGATTTTGCAACAGATCTTGCTTTTTTAGAAGCAACTCTTGAAGCGGATTTTGATCTTTTACCGGCTGCTTTTAATGCTTTCTTAATAGCTCTTTTTGCAGATCTAATCTTTCTAGATCTTGAAATTGATTTGGAAGTTCTAGATACTTTTTTAGCTGCTTTTCTCATGGCTTTTTTAATGGCTTTTTTTACTGATTTAGCTTTTCTTGAAGCAGATCTCGATGCAGATCTCGATGCTCTTCCTGATCTTTTTGCAGCAGCTTTAACGGCTTTTCTAACTGATCTGGCTTGTCTGGAAGCAGATCTAGAAATTGATCTTGATGATTTGGAAGCTTTCTTTACTGCTTTTCTCATAATTTTTTTCATAGCTTTCTTGACAGATTTAGCTTGTCTTGACGCAGATCTTGAAGCAGATCTTGATGATCTACCTGCGGCTTTAGCAGCTTTTCTAACAGCTTTTCTAACTGATCTAGCTTTTCTTGATGCTGATCTGGAAATTGATCTTGATGTTTTTGAAGCTTTTCTTGCTGCTCTTCTCATTGCTTTTTTAGTTGCTTTTCTAACTGATCTAGCTTTTCTTGATGCTGATCTAGATGCAGATCTCGACGATCTACCTAATTTCTTTAAGGTAGCTTTTGTTTGTCTCTTGATAGATCTTACTTTTCTAGAAGCTGATCTGGAAATTGATCTAGATGTTCTTGTTGTCTTTTTTGCTGCTCTTCTCATCGCTTTTTTAGTGGCTTTTCTTACAGATCTTGCTTTTCTTGCAGCAGATCTAGACGCAGATCTCGACGATTTACCTAATTTCTTTAAGGCCACTTTTGTTTGTCTCTTGATAGATCTGGCTTTTCTAGCAGCAGATCTAGAAATGGATCTTGATGATTTTCTTAATGTTCTTCCCATTTTTCTAGCTACTGATTTAACCACTCTTGAAGCAGATCTTGATGCTGATTTAGATGATTTACCTGCTTTTATTAAACCCATTTTAACAGATCTACGAAGTGATGCTAATTTTTTGGCAGCAACTTTTCTTGTAGTTCTGGATGTTCTTGAAGTTCTGGATGTTCTTGAAGTTTTGGATGTTCTTGAAGTTCTGGATGTTCCTGATGATTTTGCTGAAACAGCTCTAGCTACTTTCTTAGCAAAAATTGTTGCAGCAACTGCGGCTAATGATGCTTTAACCTTATCTGAGGTACTTGGTGTTGCTAAAGTATTATGGATATTTTTAATAATTTGACTAAATGCATTATTTGATTGGCTTTGAACCATGTCTATGAACTGAGGTTGAGTTGATAATGGTAAAGATAATAAAGCTTTGATCATTCTATGTCTTGATTCGCTTAAAATTTGTCTTAAAACGCCAACTAATCTTTGAGCATATGATCTAACAATTGATTTAACTTTAGATTTATTAGCTAAATCAGTTTTATTAAGTCTTGCCTTAAGTTTTTCATTAAATTGATTAATAGATTGTACTAAATAATGATTTACTACTGCTTGAGATTCTTTGGCTAAACGATTAATTAAGTCATTTATTGGTAGTTTTGTATTCGCTGGTAATGTTGATACATCATATAATTTAGCATTTGCAGGTAAACGTAATGTTGAGTTAAATACTTTTCCTAATGCAGTGCGTACTTCATTTCTCATATTTCTTTTTGTTGATCTGGATACTGATCTAGAGACTGATCTAGAGACTGATCTAGAGACTGATCTAGAGACTGATCCAGATGGTTTGGCTGCTGGTTTGGCGGCTGGTTTGGCTACTGGTTTAGCTACTGGTCTAGCTGGAACTCTAGAAACTGGTTTTGGTGATGTTGATACAGCTTTAGCAGTAGAAATAGCAGCAACGATTGCACTCATTAATTTTGTAGATGACATTGGTTTAGGGTATGATCTGACCGATGTAACTGATGTAGTTGGTTTTGGTGATGTAGTTGATTTTGGTGATGTTGCTGATGTAGTTGATTTTGGTGATGTTGCTGATGTAGTTGGTTTTGGTGATGTTGCTGATGTAGTTGGTTTTGGTGATGTTGCTGATGTAGCTGATTTGGAAGATGTAACTGATGTTGCTACTTTTTGTGCTGCTCTAGCTTTTTCTTTTGCAGCTTTTTCTTTTGCAGCTTTTGCAGCTTTTTCAGCCGCTGTTCTTTCGGCAGCGGCTGCTTTTGCAGCTGCCGCTTTTGCAGCTGCCGCTTTTGCAGCTCTTTCTACAGCAGCTCTTGCATTTGCTACTGCTTTTTCAGCAGCTTCTCTATCTGCTCCTGCTTTTGCTTTGGATACTGCTTTTTCTGCAGCTGCTTTTTTTTCAGCAGCTGTATTTACTGCTCTTTCAGCAGCTGCTCTTTCAGCAGCAGCTTTGTCAGCCGCTGCTCTTGCCGCAACAGCTCTTGCGTTAGCTGCTCTAACTGCTTCTGCTAATTTTGCAGCTCTTGCGACCATAGGAAATTCACAAGCATATTCATTATTGTTTCCGACCCATTTACCACCTGCTTGTACACAAGCAGATTGATGACATCCGTATCCACATGAATTAGTCCAGCCTGTTCTGCTGGTGAATCTGCCCGCATTATTACCATCATTACGATAAATATTATTAAAATTAGATACTGGTGATAATAATCTTGGCGAAGATCTAGGTGAACTAACTGATCTGTGTCTTGGAGAAGTTCTTTTATAATTAATATTTCTAAATCTTCTTGAATTCCAAAAGTGTTCTTCATCAGAAACATGTTCGGCAACATGTTCAGAAGCATGATTTGAATTAGTATTTTGATTAAAATTTTCAGCATGATTATTAGTCTGATCTAATCCTAATAAACTAAAATCGACTGTATTTACAGACATATAATTTGACATTTAAATTGGTATATATTTTATATAATAGATTTTTTTATAGAAATTTAAAATAATTATCTATATATGATGAATTATATATTGATATAAATCAATATTTCCATTATTATAATATTTTACAAAAAAAAGATTATATTATAATCTTTTTTGTAAATCCAATTTAAAATCATTTTATATTAGTTATATTTTTATAAAAATTAAGTAATTTAGTATCCATTATAACTTGTTCTATTTTTAAATTCAGTTCTTTTGCTGACTTTAATAATTCATATTTATTTACTGTATTTGAATTATGTGCAATACATAACATAACATGTTCATATGATAATTGTAATAAATTAATTCTAAAATTATTTAAAAATTTCATTTCTTCTGCCTTTGTATCTGTATCTAAATATCTATGTGTGTCTAGAAATTTTACATTATAAATTAATGTTCCATTTGTGGCATGACCATAATATATTTTATTTATAAATGGTCCAATTAAATATATTTTATCTAATTCGGGATAATATACTGGCAATGCTGATGATCCAGCTATTAGATATCCAGTTTCCTCTAATCTACGCACACCATATTCTACTCTATCTGGAGGATAATAATCATCATCATCAAAACAAACAATATAAGTACAATCCATCATCTTAGCAATATCATTTAAAATATTTCTTTTAGCTCCAATTGGTTTTTTTTCTTTGTCATGTATATATAATATTCTTGCCAAAATATCATTATCTAATAAATTAAATAGATCCTCATTTGATTCTAAAGAATCATCTAAAATTATCATTGATAATAGCTCTTTTGGATATGTTTGGTAACAAAATTGATAAATTAAATTTGGTAGAAATTTCCTCCTATTATATGTTGGGCAAATAATAATCACCTTATTCAAAAAATTATATGGTGATTGTTTTTGTGTTGTTTTTATAAGTAAATTATCAAATAAATAATCAGTCATTTATATCTTATAGTAAATTTAATATATCTTGAAAAAAATCCCAAATAATAATATAATCTCAATATATAAATTATAAATAATGGAATTATCTAAACACAATAATAGTAATAATAGTGATAATAGTGATAATAGTGATAATAGTGATAATAGTGATAATAGTGATAATAGTGATAATAGTGATAATATAAATAAAATAAATAATATAAATAAAGCTTCTAATGGTTTATTTAATCTTGGTAATACTTGCTTTTTTAATTCTATTTTACAACTATTATTTCAATGTACTGTACTCAATAAATTAATTTTATCAAATAAATTTAAAGGTAAAAAAAGATTAATTATCTCAAATTATTCTGATTTTTTACGATCTTATTTAAATTCAAAATCATCTTTATCACCTGATAAAATTGTTAGATGTGTTTCTGATTTACTTGGTCGTAATAGTTACCAACAAGAAGATGCTGAACAATATTTGAATTATATTATCGATTCCTTGATAGAAGAATTAAAAGAATTTACAAAAAAAAAATCATTGGGTCATACGCTTATATCTAATAAAAAATTAACACTTGATGATCTTATCAATAGTTTATTTACAATTAAAATTAAAAAAACATTACATTGTCCTATTTGTTCTAATCAATCTAAATCAAATGATGATATTAATAAATTATATTTATCAATTGGACAAACTACATCCGAACAAAGTTTACAAAATCTAATTCAGAAATATATTTTTGAAACATTAGATGATAACAATAAATGGAAATGTGATAAATGTAATCATATGGTTAACGCCACAATAACTAGACAAATATTAGAACTCCCAAAATATTTAATTATCGTTTTAAAACGTTATAACAATGATAATAGAAAAGATGATACTTGTCTTGATATGCCTATTGATATGAATATTAATAATAAATCATATTATCTCAGAGGTATCGTTTATCATTCTGGATCAACGGGTGGAGGTCATTATGTTTATTATGGTAAACATGGTCATACAAATAATTGGTTCTTATATAATGATGCCTCTGTTAGTCAAATTAATAACTCAACATTATTTGATATTAAAAAACGTGGTTATATCTATTTATATGTTGCCAAATAAATCATAAGAACTAGATTAATTTTAATACCAAAATTATTATATATTATTGATTATTGATTATATTATTTATATTATTTATAATAGAATATATTATCTGATCTATATATAAATCTATAATTTGATGGTTTATCTAAAAATAGAAACCAGTATAAAAGACACAATAAAATTATATCATAATCATCATATCATTTATCTAAATGGAAAAAATAATTATCAAATACAATTAGATTTCGATATTGATAATCTATATATGGAAATTAATAAAAAAAGATTAATATTTAATATGTTAAAATTAGATGCTACACAGATTAAATATATATATAAAAATGAATTTGATATAATGATTTCTATAAAAAAAAAATCATCAAAAATTACCAATTCTAATCTAAACCCAAATATTATCAAAGTACCCATAATACAAAGCAATACTCATTATCTGTATTTTCCAAAATTTAAATCTCTACTCCCCGAATGGAAATCTGATACTAATATATTTTATAAAATATCAGATTATCTTAATTTGAAATCATTCAGAATCGGCATAACACATCTAAAATTGTTAGATTTGGTATTTAATAGTGAGGGTATTGGTAAAAAGTTTATAAACAACTTTTCAATCGATATTAAAAAATACCATATCAGAATACCATACACTTTTCGTAATGTCTTTGTTCGTAGACTAAAATCAGAATTTGAACAAAAACCAATATCCGATTCTAATATATATTCTGTTAGTTCTTCTAGGGTTCATTATTATATGCCATATTTAGATTCTGAATCTGAATCTGATTCTGATCTAAAACAAAAGCCAACATATCCTAATATCATTATCAAAGGATCTAAATTTGATCATAAGAAAATAATTAAATCTGACCAATATTTTGTACCCAAATTTATGATTGTTTTTAGATTAGCTCCACAAGATTATCACCATTTTTATATGCCAACAACAGGTAAACTTTTAAATTATTATTATATGGGGGATGATTATCAATCTGTTGGATATGATTTTATGTATTCAACAAGATTTAATCCATTAAACGATAATTTTAGATTAGTACTAGAGTTTGAGCATATGAATTCAAATATAAATTCAAAATCATCAAAACCTGATAAATTTTATTTGGTAATTATTGGTGCAACAACCGTTGGGAGTATAATTATACAACAAGATCTCAAGATTGGTCAAACTTATATGTCCAAACAACATTTGGGATATTTTGATTTGGGTGGATCTTGTGTAGTATTTCTAACAAATAAAAATATTATTTTGAGACCAGATTTAATATCAAATTCTGCTAATAATATAGAGACATATTTTAGTGTGTTTGATCAAATAACTAATTTAAATAATTCAAATAATCTACATAATCTACATAATCTACATAATTCAAACAATTATCAAATACCATCAATTGGATATAAATATTTAAATTTACATCATAATATGGCAAAAAAACGAAAAGACGCAATAAACAAATCAAAATTAATCGAAATATTACTTATTATGATGATATTGGTTATGATTTTGCGTAGATTTTAGGAATTAACAGGAGCATTATTAGTTTCTTCTTCAAATGTGTGCGTGTGAAATATCTTATCTTCTTGGTTAATTATATTCAATTTATCATTATATTTCAAAAACTTATTATATTTTAATTCAAATGATAGTTTATCCGAGGATAAACTAGGTATTATTACTTCATCATTTATTTTAAATTTATAATTCGACATATCATTGCTTTTTATATATTTTTTATTTTTTGCATCAGGTTGATTAAATTCTACTTTTTCGCTAGTATTATCATAAATTATAATTAGAACTGTATATATTTTATCATTTTCTTTTTCCAATGTATCATTTTCTTTTTCCAATTTATCATTTTTTTTCAATGTATCATTATCATTTTTCAATGTATCATTATCATTTTTCAATCTTTCATTATCATTTTTCAATCTTTCATTATCTTTTTTCAATCTAGCATTATCTGCTACTAACGCAGCATTTTTTGCTTCTAATGTCGTATTTCTTGTAGACAACTCTGCATTACCTAATTCTAGATTTTTTATATTTGAAGAATTGTTTCCCATTTTATATAATTAGCTTATATATTTTTTTGAATAAGGTAAACTTAAATAAATTATTTTTTAAAATTATTATTATGGCCTATAATATTATTCAAATATCTAAGATTTAATATAAAATATCATATCCTAGAATAATCACTAATTATACCTAATTTTAAATCAATATTAATTATAAATTAGATTTATCCTAATATAAATTTTTTATATATGTTCAAAGAAGACATTCTGATGCGAAATAGTAATATTATCTTTTAGCCATATTATTAGATGTTCTTTAGTTGTGAATTTATCATTATTACCAAATTTTTTAGCTAATTTTTTTAATGAAATATATGTTATTTCACTAAAATTAACCTCATACACATGTGCTAAATCCAATACATATACTTGCTCTTTTACTGATTCTGGTCTTATTTCTAAATCTGATACTGATTCTGATACTGGTCTTATTTCTAAATCTGATACTGATTCTGATTCTGATTCTGGTCTTATTTCTGAATCTGATACTGATACTGATTCTGGTCTTATTTCTGAATCTGATACTGATTCTGATTCTGGTCTTATTTCTGAATCTGATACTGATACTGATTCTGATTCTGATTTTTTATCATTAATTTGTTTTTGGGGTATCTTCTTCTGAGCTTCTGATACTGTCACTTCCTTCTTAATTTGTGTTCTTACACAATTTCCCATTATATATTTTTCTTAGATATTTTTTGAATAAGGTGGTGAAATATATTATTCTTTGTTGATATCATAAATATTTTTTGATTAAACATTTGCCATAATTTGTTCATAATGAATGGTAAAATAGATCTTTATAAATCTTAATATATCTTAATATATCTTAATATATCTTAATATATCTTAATATATCTTAATAATATCAGGTAATATCAAGATATATTTGATATTTATTAATCAGTTTAATAAGTACTAAGTATACTAGGATAAATAAAAAATTGAAATATATATGTCAAGAATAATATTTAATATAAATATTACTAAATTAATTACTAAAATAATGTCAGAACAATTGGCTGCACAATTAATAGAACAATCAACTGAACAATCAACTGAACAATCAACTGAACAATCAACTGAACAATCAACTGAACAATCAACTGAACAATCAACTGCACAATCAATAGAACAATCAACTGCACAATCAACTGCACAATCACCAGATATACAAAAAAATATGTATGAATTATATACAAAAGCGATTACATTTATGAGTTGTTTATTAAATGACTTAAAAACACCAGAATTTCAAAAAATTATAGATAAAATTAAATATGTACTTGAATTTTATGAAAAATTAGGCCCAGAAAAAAAATTTACATATGCAATGGCATCATTTTTATTAATGATGATTTTTGGAATTTTAACAGATATATTATTTAGTGTATCATATATAGCATATCCGATATATGCTACTATGAAAACAATAAAGGTGATTTCAAAAAAATCAGAAACAACAGAAACAACAGCAAAAGAAACAACAGAAACAACAGAAACAACAGCAAAAGAAACAACAGAAACAACAGAAACAACAGCAAAAGAAACAAAATATGCAAATATCAAAATTCTAATCATATGGTCCATATACTGGATTGTTTATAGCTTATTTAATTTTGTTGAATTATATCTTCCATTGTATAATCATATTCCATATTATAAGTATATTAAATTATTTGTATTAGTATTTGGTTTTATGGATCTTACTAAAAAATATGATAATTACTCATTAAATTTAACTGATAATGCAATTAAATTATATGAAAGACACAATCACGTATTTGATGGTATTGCGAGTAAATTTGGTATTATTGATATTGCAATATCAGAAGATAAAAAAACTGATTAAAATTATCTAATATTATCTAATATCTAATATCTAATATCTAAATATCTAATATCTAATATCTAATATCTAATCTTAATTTAATGCCCGAAGGACCAGAAATTTATAGTTTTGGAATAGAATTATTTAATTTTTTTCAAAATAAGATTCTAAATAAAATAAAAATTTTAAGTGGTAAATACAAAAGAAAACCATTTAAAAATTACAAAATATCTAAACAAATTCTACCATCTAAAATTTTATCTGTTAGTACTCATGGAAAAATTTTATTAATAGAATTAGAATTGGATTATTTTGTTGTGATTACATTTGGGATGACTGGTTATCTTACAACAAAATCAACAAAATCTGGTTCTAAACATAATAGAATTGAATTTGAGTGTACAAATAATAAAAAAATTTTCTATAATGATCAACGTAATTTTGGTAATATTTATTTGCTAAAATCTGATATTGTTTATGAAAAGATAAAAGACTTAGGACCAGATATATTAGATGATAGAATTACTTATGAAATTTTTAAAGATAGGTTTGCTATATACAAAACGAAATATCCAAATAGACCAATTGGTTTAATATTATTAGATCAATCATTTGTTTCAGGAATTGGAAATTATTTAAGAGCAGATATATTATATCTGTCGAAAATTTCCCCATATAGAATAATAATAAATATATCTAAATCAGAACTTAAAAAATTATACAAAGTTTCATATAATTTAATTAGATATTATGCATCAATTCAGATAAAATCAATTCATCTAAATAATTTGACCAATTCAACAAATAATCATATTATTAAATCTAATCTCAAATATGATCTTAAAATAACACCAGAAAAATATAATAGAGATTTTTTAATTTATGGTGAGAAAGAGGATATAAATGGCAGACCTATTAATCGAGATAAATTTTATGGTAGATCTATATATTGGGTTAAATCAGTTCAGATATAAGTTATAAGATATAAGTTATAAATCATCAATATCGATATCTTCTTTTAACATTAGATCTCTTAAATCAGATTCAGAATTTGTTAAGTTTGAATCTGTTGAGTTTGAATCTGTTGAATTTGTATCTGATGAATTTGTCCCAGTATCAGTATCTGATTTGTCATTAGAAGTTAATAATTCCATATCAGACATTTTTGATTCAGTATCAGATAATTCAATTTTTTTTGCCATTTTTTTATAAATTTGATAATTAGTATGAGATTTTTTTGTTGGATATATATCATTAGCATCATACATATCAGATACCGATGACAAAATAACATCAGTTAATAGTTCATCACGTTTTTCATTAGCAAGTTCATTTTTTTCAGAAATAGCAAATACATTAACTGGTTTAGGATTGATAAATAGATTTGGATCATTTTTTGATTTTTGTTCTTTTAATATTTTTGTAGCATATTTTTCATAATTAACTTTTCCATATACTTTGAATTCTATAAAATCAATTATTTTATCAAAAACAGCATCATTAAGATCTATAGCTGGATCTATTTTTAAATTAAAATATTTATGAATTTTATTATCAGCAATTAGATCTTTTAATTTGTTATAGTCGTCGACAGTATATATAATTTTACCATCAGGTTCAGAATTTGATTTTAAAAACATACTTATAGTGGTAGAGAAATGTAATTGTAAATCGATTTGAAAATTTAATTTCTCAGTAGGAAAAGTAAGACCATATATTAGGATACCCTGACCGTAAAAACCAGGTGAATTAGTTTTTATTTTTAAATTAGACTCGGCTATAATATTATTAAGATCCATATTAAGTTTAGAATAATTGAATTGTGAATCTGGTTTTAACATAGACTCGCCATCAAGTTTTAAACACTTAAAATTAAATGTTTTTGCAATATCGTCAATAACATAATCGATATTAAATCCAGGTGTATATGTGAATGCTAAAATAAATTTTTTATATTTATATAAAAAAGTATCATAAATATTATGTATTGAACTCATAAATTAAGTATATATATATAAATGAAAAATATTTAGGGTTAATTTTTACAAAAAAAATTTTACATATAAGTATTATCAAATGACATTTTTTGTATTTTATAGTAATAAATGCCAATATTGTGAAAATTTATTAAGAGCTATTCAAAATGAAAAATTAGTTGATCAATGTCAATTAATTTGTTTTGAAACAAATGCCGACAAAATACCTAATATCATAACAAATGTTCCAACAATAATTGCAAAAAATTTATTAAAACCATTAGTTGGATTAGAAGCGATTGAATGGATTGAAAATAAAAAATATTTTAATCAAATTACAAACAATATTGTTTCTAATAATGTTATTAATCCCAATATTGTTTCTGCATTAAAAGATTTAGAATTTAATAAATCAGAATCATCAACTATTTCTGATCATTATACTAATATTACTGATACTAATATTGAAAAATCTATGATGGATTATGATAAAATTAATATTAATGCACCAATAACAAATGATATTACTAATAGAAAAATTTCTGACACAAAAATTGATGAACAACTTCAAGAACAAAAAATAAAAGAATTAATTTCATTGAGAAAACACCAAATATTATCTAGATCTTCTGGTACATCAAAAATTAATTAAAAATGAATAAAATAAATAAATAATTGATATATTATTAAATTTTATATAAACAAATTTTAATAATCCAATTATCTCATTATGAATAAATAGATTTAAATATGAATATTTTATATATTATAATATATAAAATATGAATTGCGAAAATAAACAATCAAACAAAGTTTCAAACAAAGTTTCAAACAAAGTTTTAAACAAAGTTTTAAACAAAGATTCAAATAAAGATTCAAATAAAGATTCAAATAAAAATACTGTTACTATTGAAAGTTATAAAAAACAATTATCAACATTAAGAGATAATTGTTTGGAATTAACTACTGAAGAAGACTTAAAGGAATTATTCAAAGGTGTTGTTATTATGTTTATTAAAGATGTAATTCTATTATATAATAAACTACTTCAAAAAATGCCAGAATTAAAATTTTCAAAGAGTTCTGAAAAAATAACAAATTTGAATACATTATTGAATTCTTTAGAAACTGATGGCAAATTATTTAATTTAGATTGTAATGATATCATTCTTAGAGCATACGTTAATTATTTTTATACAGAATATCGTGATATTATGATGGATTGGAATACTGAACAAATTAAGAGAATTGATGAAAATGATATTGAAGGTATTGTATTAAATACTGCTACTAAAGAAAATTTATTAGAGAAAGCATCTGATCATTTAAATATTATTCCAGAAATAGTATTGATGATTAATAATTTAAGAGATAGAGATATTTTAAAAATTTTATATTTATTAAATAATTTAAATACTGTAATTGATGTATATTTATATAAAAAAATGTCAACATAAAAATCAACTAAATCTACATAATTAATTTTTACAATTTATTTATTTTTATTAAAATCTCTTTAACATAAAGGTTTTAATAATATTGTTGATTATATATATTTAACTATGTCTCAAATTACAGTAGATGAAAAAAAACAATTAAGTTTAACACTAGTAGAAGCAATACAAACAAATTTTAACTCAATTTTATCAAATGCTGATATTAAATTAGAAAAAGAACTTGAATTTGATACAGTTAGTGAAATTTTAGATAATTTCATTAAGAATTTTTGTGTGATCAAGGATAAAAAAATATCAAAAATAAAATATGACAAAAGTAAAAAACGTTTTACAAAAGTGTTAAATTATAATAATGATTTTATCAGAGAAAATCTAAAACTTTCTGAAGAATTAGAATCAGTATCTGATAAATTTTTTGAGTCATTTAATGATGCTCCTAATGAAAATTGGAATTTATTACATTTAGTTATTGTTTCATATATTAGTTATCTAAAACAAGAAGCTGATGATAAAACTATTAATTACAGGGGTATGATTGAAAAACTAATGGAAAAGATTGAAGAATATGCTGCTAATAATGATTCTGAAATTTCAGATGATTCAGATTGTGATTCAGAAGCTGATTATGATGAAAATGACGATGATAATGATGATAATTTTGATGCAACAAATGCTAAGGAATTATTGAATAGTTTAAAAAATCAAATGCCACAAACGGAAAAAGCACCAACTGTTATCAAAGGTTTATTGGGTGATATTAAACATATGTTAAATTCTAATGATTCAATGGATTCTAAGTCAATCGTTGATATAAGTAGAGATTTATCTTCTAAATACCAAAATCTTATTGAATCTGGTGATGTTAATATTAATGATTTATTAAGTGGCGTTATTGGATTATTAAATGATCCTGATGCAATTAATGGAGAATTTGATGATATTGATTCATCCAAATTACCAGATCCGAGTAAAATTTTATCAGAAATGTCAAATGATCCAAGTTTGAAACAAGCAATGAGTATGTTAGGTGGGGCAGGAGGCGCAGGAGGCGCAGGAGGCGCAGGAGGATCAGGTGGAATGGATATGAGTATGCTCAGTTCAATGATGGCAGGAATGATGGGTTCAAGTATGATGGGAGGAAGTGGAAAACCATCTGATATAAAAGGCGATGCATTGGCTCCAAAATCAATAGTAGAACTTGAAAAAGAGATTGAAAGAATGATGAGAGAAGTTACAGAGGCGGAAGAGGCGGAAGAGGCAGAAGAGGCAGGAGAAACAGGAGAAACTAAAACAGAATCAAATGATAAAACATCAAATGCTTAAATAATGCTTATCAAATGCTTATCAAATGCTAATCAAATGCTTAAATTAATTAAATTAGTTAAATTTCTTGAATTGAATAAATGTTATAATTTATTATAAGTTTTATCTTATAATAAATTAAATGGACAACTTATTAAAAAAATACTATAATAAAATAACTTCGGATTTAGGATATATATATTCTGATCCGATAACATTTGTACCATTATTAAATAATGGCGTTGAAGAAAATAAGAATGCCATAATAAAATATTTTACATATGTTGGTATAATTGTAGGAATTTTAACACAATCATGGAAATTAATAATATTTTTTCTTGTGTGTCTTATTTTAACACAAATAATAGGATCAAAAATGTCATCCATTAAACAAATTAGAAAAAAAGAATATCAAAATAAATATGCCCAATGTAGAAAGTCAACTATAAATAATCCAATGGGTAATGTTTTATTATCAACACCAAATACTGATCTAAATAATAAATTATGTAGATTCCAAGATAAAGAAATAGATACTAACCTTAAATACAATGTATATTATGATTCGAATGATCTTTTTTTAAAAAAAAATAATATAAGACCCTTTATAACAATGCCATCACAGACACATCCAAATGATATAAATCAATTTAAAAAATATTTATATTATTTTGATAATCCAACTTGTAAAACTAATAGTATGAATTGTATGTTTAATGAAGATTTGAGATATCATAAAAGTGATTTTTATGAGAAATAATTTTATCTTAGTAGTATAAGAATATTTATCTTATTTTATCTTATTTTATCTTATTTTATCTTATTTTATCTTAATTTAATTTAATTTTATCTTATTTTATTTTAAGATAAATGGAAAATATACAAATAATAAATAAATTAGGCAAAGGCTTATATGGTACTACATATACTATTAAATATATGAATGATTTATATGCACTTAAACGACAAAAAATTTTAAAATCATATATTGATGGTGGTACAAAATATCCTATGTGGAGAGAATTTAAATTTTTTTCATGGATTAATAAATTAAATAAACATGATCAAATTTTTTTTATGAAATTAATTTCATATAAATTTTACTCAAATTGTGATTTTTCAAATGAAACAGAATCATATCCATCTAAATTAGTACAAAAACTTAATAAATCAAATCATTGTTTGGATATGATGGTTGATCTAAAAGATGGTGTATTAGGAAAAATAATAGAAAAATTAAGTTTTAAACAATATTTTTCAATGTCAATACAAATTTTATATGTGATATATTTAATTAGTTCAGCACATTATATTCATAATGATCTTCATTTGAATAATATAGCTTATTCAAAAATTAATCACAATCAAATGATTACGATTATGATTGATGGAGAAAAATATAAATTAAAATCATATGGTTATCAATTTTCAATAATAGATTATGGTGAAATCTTACATAAAAATTTTAATCTAAGTATAAAAAAAAAGAAAAGATATGATGATTTTGTACGATTTAATAGAGATTTTAGCATGTTTTTTATTTATACACTTACTCGAACAAATTTTGCTATAAAAAAAAGAGCATATATAGCACCAAAAGTATTTGATGCTTTAAAATCTAAACCAGAATTATATCAAAGAATAAAGTTATTGGTTTTATCAATTTATCCAGAATTATCAAAATCATATGCAAAATATGAAAAAAGTAATAAAATTGATAGATTTATATTATATGAGGTTGTTCAGTTTTTGGCAATATATGATAAGGAATTTCTTTGTAGGATTTTTAATTCTAAATATGAGGAAAATGTTTTACCAAATTCTATTTTGGAATATATTAAACTAAATATGAATTCTACAAAATCATTAGAAAATATTATTAAATATCTCATAATAAAAATATAAATGTATCAACAAAAATATTTAAAATACAAAAAAAAATATTCAGAATTAAAAAAATTACAGATTGGTGGCGGTTTTTATGAAGAAGAAGAATGGTTTAAAAAAACATTTGATTTTTTACCTGAAACGGGCAATAAAGATGGCGAGATTGTTATCAATGCTTGTTACGGTGGATTTGGTATACCTACAATTCTAAAAAAAAAAATATTAGAATTACGACAAAAAGAAGGTATTCATGATACTAATATTGACCATAATGATGGTTCTATACAATTCAGAACAGATCGTTTACTAATACAAGCCATAAAAGATCTAGGAGGAGAAGTAAAAGAGAAACCTGCTCATCTATTTATCGAGAAGTTTGATTCAAATGCTATAAGAGCAGATGCAATATCTATTTCAGAATTTGATGGAGCTGAAGAACTTAATATAAATAATTCTAAATTAATTATGTATTATTCACAAAACGCAAAAGATAGAGTTTTAGCATCTGATAAGTCAGAAAGTGAAAAGTTACGTGGTCTAATATTTATTTTTGATTGGATATCTAATCAAATTGAATTTGATATTCCATTAAATAGATTTAGATTTTAGATTGTATTTTATTATATTGTTTCATGTTCAAAACTTATACATAAATTTGTATTATCATCAATTAAAAAAAAAGAATTAATTTCTTCTAATTCTTCAACTTTTTTATGATTACCATTTATGATAAATTTATGTGGATTTTCTATTATGAATTTAATAAAACGAGTTTCATATGGAGAATTCTCTTTTATTAATTCTTTTTTTGAAAAATTAATAATATTCAACTTAATATTAATATTATTAAAAAAATATTGTAAATTACCCAATGATCTATATAAATTTGACTTAGTAAGAAATTTTAAATCAAATTTATCTATACCTGCTACAAATAAATCTAGCAACATACAATGTATATCATAATTGGATGTATCTGTTTTATTTGTGTTATTTTCAATATCAACATGTAGAACCATTTTTTTTTTATCCATATTTGAATAAAACTCATTTATAAAATCGTCAAAGTCAATTCCTTGATTTTCCATAACTTATAATATAATATTTATAATATTTATAAAATTATATTTTTAATAGTCTTTAATGTTAAAAAAATCAAAATATATGTATAGTTTTATTATAATTATAATAAAATAGTATGTCAAACTTCAATTCTTATGATACAAATTCCAGTTCATTTAATACATTAGAGAGAGAACTGTCTGTTACAGTTAATCATATAAATAATAATAAATCATTTATACCATCTGAAAAATTTAGAGAAATGTCAATTCAATCAAATTCTACAAATCTTACAAATCCTACGAATTCAGCAAATTTGGATAAATCTAAACAAAATCAGTCAAATTTGGATAAATCTAAACAAAATCAGTCAAATTTGGATAAATCTAAACTCAATCCTAAACTTAAAACTAAACAAATAAATACAAAGTCACAAAAATCTAACTTTTCAGATAGACCTATTCCATCTGAATCAGTTGAACCTTCTATGGAAAAAAAACTAAAATATTATGAT